TGATGGGACTTTGACACCTGCAAGAAAACAAATTGATGGTGAGTTCTTACCTTTCTTTTCTCACTTTGTTAGTCTTAATGATGTTTACTTAGTTACAGGTAGTGACAGAGATAAGACACTAGAACAACTAACACCATACTTGTATAACAAATGCACTAGAGTATATAATTGCTCAGGTAGTGATGTCTATGAAGGTACTAAGAATGTCTATAGAGATGACTGGGAATTACCTAGTGATGTAGAAAGGCATCTAGAAAACGAATTACTCTTTAGTAAGTTTCCTATTCGTAATGGTATTCATATTGAAAGAAGACCAGGTGGTGTTAACTTTAGTATTCTAGGTAGAGCAAACACATGCTTTGTGGAGAGAGAAGAGTATGTAAAATGGGATCAGATGACAGGTGAAAGAAGAGAGATAGCAAGAAGACTTAGACTAAAGTTTCCAGAACTAGAAGTACAGATAGGAGGACAAACAGGTTTAGACCTAGCACCACTAGGAAAAAACAAAAGTCAAATTCTCAGAGACTTTGAAACTAATGATGAGTTACATTTCTTTGGTGACATGATGGAGGAAGGTCAGAATGATTATGCTTTAGCAAAAGCAGTAGAAGAGAAGGGCGGTTTTCACTACCATGTAAAAGATTGGATAGATACCCGAACCAAGTTAGTCGGTATATTGGATAGACAGTTAGTAGAGTCTGTGGTTAAATAGTATTGTTGCCTTCGGGGACACAATTTACACTCGCTTAATAAGGAGAACTATGGACTTTCAGAGATACCATGCTGAAGACCTTCCAACTTTAATGGATAGGATTACAAAAAACAGCATAGGATTAGATAATTATTTCGATCAATTTTTTACTACAGAATCTAACTCAAGTTACCCACCATATAACTTGGTCAATGTAAGTAATGTCGAATCAAGACTAGAGATAGCACTTGCAGGGTTTGCAAAGAAACAGGTTAAAGTTTACACAGAGTATGGTAAACTAACTGTAGAAGGTAATAGAGAAAATAAAAAAGAACCTGAGAACTATACTCACAGGGGACTAGCACAAAGATCTTTTACTAGGTCATGGACTATCGCTGATGATACAGTTGTAAAGAAAGTCTTATTTGAAGACGGTCTATTAACTGTCACATTAGGTAAGATTGTTCCAGAGCATCATGAACGAAAAGACTGGATATAAACACAGGGGGTTTTCAACCCCCTTTTTTTATGTTATAATTAAACCGTTGGACGCAACATAGGGAGTGACTGAATAAACTTACTGGCAACCGCTAGTTAAGGTGATGAGACACAGGTGGTGCTGCTCCGAGAGGAGAATCGACTTACCAGTCGGGTCTTAGGCAAGGATGTATTTACTCTGTAGTAATGCCCATTCTTTGTTGGTATACAGGATTCCAACCTCCCCCCTTTTTTAACCTAAGATGCAACTCGAAAGAGTCGGGCAGATGGTTTTTTTATTACTACATAATGTATTATGTCAATTAAAGTCGGAATATTAAATGATGGCACACAACTTCTTGCTGATATAAAAGAAGTTACAGACGGTGACCAAACACAATACATGGTTATTAAACCATTTGAAATTGTGTATACAGATGCAATGGAAGTGGCAGAAGATGGAACTGAAACATTAGCAACAACTAAAAAAGTAGGATTAAAAACTTGGTTGGAAATATCTGATGATAGTACATTCATTATAAATCCTCACACAGTCACTACAATATGCGATCCAGTAGTGGATCTAAAAGATATGTACGAAGACCTAACTCGTGGAAGGAGAATCTAATGGATCCCATTATAAAAGTATTGGTATTAAAATCTGGATCTAAAGTTTTAGTTACCCAAATTAAAGAAATACCAAGTGAACTAGGAGAACCTGATTGCCAATTAACAGATCCTGTTGAGTTTAAGGAAGGAGATCAAGACTGGAAAGAAAGATTACAAAGGTGGCCAGGTAAACAACTGACACAAAACCACCAGTGCATGATCTCATCAGATGCTATACTTACTATTGTAGATCCCCAACCAGAATTGTTGGAGGCATATCAAGAGGTTATTAGTTGAAGTTTTATACAAATGTTTGCATGATCGGGGATAAGTTCCTCGTGCGTGGATATGATAATGGTGAGTATTTTCAGATTCGTGACGATTACCAACCCACATTATTTGTATCAGCAAACAAGGAAACTAATTATAAAACTCTTGACGGTCAATATGTACAGAAGATAAAACCTGGCACTGTAAGAGAGACACGAGAATTTATAAAACAATATGAGTTTGTAGATAACTTTCAAGTATTTGGTAATGAGAGATTTATATACCAGTATATTTCTGACAAGTATCCTCAAGACGAAGTTAAGTTTGACATTAGTAAGATCCGTTTATATACAATGGATATTGAAACTAAGTCAGAGAATGGATTCCCTGATGTAGAAGCTGCCGATCAGGAGATGTTACTTATCTCTATGCAAGATTATAATACGAAGGAGATTATTACATGGGGTGTTGGTGCATTCAAATTAAAACAAGACAATGTATATTACAAACAATTTAATAATGAGTTTGATTTATTAAATGACTTTATACAATGGTGGATAAACAATACTCCAGACATTGTTACTGGTTGGAACATACAGATGTTCGATATACCATACCTTGCTAAAAGATTGTATAGAGTCCTAGGAGAAAAAACTGCTAGAAGATTGTCACCTTGGGGTCTAGTATCTCCCAAAGAACTCTACATTAAAGGTCGTCGTAATATTGTATATGATATAGGTGGTATAACTCAACTTGATTACTTAGATCTTTATAAGAAGTTTACTTATACCAACAGAGAATCATATCGTCTAGATTATATTGCACAGGTAGAACTAGGACAGAACAAACTAGATCACTCTGAGCATGATACATTTAAGGATTTCTACACAAATGGATGGCAGAAGTTTGTAGAATATAATATAATTGATGTGGAACTTGTTGACCGTCTGGAAGACAAGATGAAACTGATTGAACTTGCATTGACTATGGCATATGATGCTAAAGTTAATTACAATGATGTATTCTATCAGGTTCGTATGTGGGATACAATCATATACAATTATCTTAAGAAAAGAAACATTGTAATTCCCCCTAAATTATCTGAACAAAAAGATGAGAAGTATGCAGGTGCATATGTAAAAGAACCTAAACCTGGCAAATATGATTGGGTTGTTTCTTTTGACCTTAATAGTCTGTATCCACACCTTATCATGCAATATAATATATCTCCTGAGACACTCAGAGATGCAAGACATCCAACAGTTTCAGTCAAGGATATTCTTGAAAAGAATATGACATTTGAGATGCATAAAGACAGTGCTGTCTGTGCAAATGGTGCAATGTATCGCAGAGATAAGAGAGGGTTCTTACCTGAGTTGATGGAGAAGATGTATAATGAAAGAGTAATTTACAAGAAAAGAATGTTGGAGGCAAAACAGGAGTATGAAAAGAAACCATCAAACGATCTTGTCAAAGAAATTGCCAGATGTAATAACATTCAGATGGCAAAAAAGATTTCCCTTAACTCTGCTTATGGTGCTATTGGTAATCAATATTTTCGCTATTATAAACTTGCCAACGCAGAAGCTATTACATTATCTGGTCAGGTTTCTATCCGTTGGATAGAGCAGAAGATGAATGCATTCCTAAACAAAATTCTAAAAACTGAGAAAAAAGATTATGTTATTGCTAGTGATACTGATTCTATCTATCTTCACCTCGGTCCTCTTGTCGATGTTATCTATAAAGATAAAGAAAAAGATTCTGAAAGCATTGTCTCGTTCCTTGATACTATTTGTGAGAAGACACTTGAACCCTTCATCGACCAATCTTACAAAGAACTAGCACAGTATGTAAATGCTTATGATCAAAAGATGTTCATGAAGAGAGAGAACATTGCTGATCGTGGTATATGGACTGCTAAGAAAAGATATATTTTAAATGTGTGGAATAGTGAGGGTGTTCAATATCAAGAACCTAAGTTAAAGATGATGGGTATTGAAGCAGTCAAATCATCTACACCTGCACCCTGTAGGGAGATGATTAAACAAGCACTCAAACTTATGATGAACGGTACAGAAGATGAAGTTATTAAATTCATTGAAGATTCTCGTAAGAAGTTTAGGAACTTGCCACCAGAAGAAATAGCATTCCCAAGATCTGTTTCTGATGTTAATAAGTATAAATCTAACAACATGATCTATACTAAGGGCACTCCTATTCATGTGAGGGGTGCACTGCTTTTTAATCATTATATTAAAGAGCATAACCTAACGAACAAGTATTCGTTAATTGGTAATGGGGAGAAGATTAAATTCTGCTACCTTAAAAAACCAAACAAATTACATGAGAATGTAATATCATTCATTCAAGACTTTCCCAAAGAGTTGGGTATTGACAAATATGTCGATCATGACTTACAATTTGATAAGAGTTTTCTTGAACCATTACGAATCATTCTAGATTCTATTGGTTGGAAAGTCGAGAGAACAGCAAACCTTGAATCATTTTTTGTATAATGGATTTTCTAAAAGACATCGTAAAAGAGATAGGAGATGACTACACCAAACTCGCATCCGATATTGACGAAACTGAAACCTATGTTGACACAGGTTCGTACATTTTTAATGGACTGGTATCAGGCAGTATATTTGGCGGTGTATCTAGTAACAAGATTACTGCAGTGGCTGGTGAGAGTTCTACTGGAAAAACTTTTTTCTCTCTCGCTATTGTTAAAAATTTTCTGGATAACGATCCTAACGCTTACTGCTTATATTTTGATACCGAATCCGCTATCACAAAGTCTCTCCTCGAAGATAGGGGAGTTGATACATCTAGGTTAGTTGTTATCAATGTTGTTACTATTGAACAGTTTAGAACCAAAGCACTTAAGGCAGTAGATATATATCTTAAGTCCAAGACAGAGGAACGCAAACCATGTATGTTTGTGTTAGACTCTTTAGGTATGCTTTCCACTGAAAAAGAAATTAATGATGCACTAGAAGATAAGCAAGTTCGTGACATGACAAAATCACAACTTGTTAAAGGTGCATTCAGAATGTTGACATTGAAGTTAGGACAAGCTAATATACCTATGATAGTTACAAATCACACCTATGATGTTATTGGAGCGTATGTACCAACTAAAGAGATGGGGGGTGGTAGTGGTCTTAAGTACGCTTCTAGTACGATCATTTACCTCACGAAAAAGAAAGAGAAAGACGGTAAAGATGTCATCGGAAATCTTATCAAAGCTAAGACAGCAAAGTCTCGTTTGAGTAAAGAGAATAAAGATGTAACTGTTCGTCTATTCTATGATGATCGTGGACTGGATAAGTACTATGGTCTATTAGATCTCGGTGAGATAGGTGGACTATGGAAAAATGTCGCAGGTAGATATGAGATGAATGGTAAGAAAGTATATGCCAAAGAAATTTACAAGAATCCTGAGAAGTATTTTACCTCTGAAGTTATGCAAGCACTAGATGAGATCGCACAAAAAGAATTTAGTTATGGTGCTTAATGGAAAAACTTGAACTCACTATACTAAAAAATCTAATACACAATGATGACTATGCTAGAAAGGTAATACCTTTTATAAAGTTAGAATACTTTGATGTAAGAGCAGAGATGGTCTTATGTCAAGAGATCGTTGAGTTTATTGCGAAGTATAATAAATGTACTTCACAAGAGATATTAGATATTGAGATTCAAAATAGGGATGATATAACAGAACAGGAATATAAAGACATAAAAGATATAATTGACAAACTAACAAATGACGAAACACATACTGATTGGTTAGTTGATGCGACAGAGAAGTGGTGTAGAGACAGAGCAATATACTTGGCATTGATGTCATCTATAAAAATAGCAGATGGACAGGAAGAAAATAAAGGAAGAGATGCAATACCACATATTTTATCTGATGCCTTAGCAGTATCATTCGACAACCATGTAGGACATGATTACCTTGAAGATTATGAAGCAAGGTATGAATCATATCATAAAAAGGAAGAAAAGATACCATTTGATCTAGAATTCTTTGACAAGATTACAAAAGGTGGTGTCCCTAATAAGACTCTCAACATTGCACTAGCAGGTACAGGTGTAGGTAAGTCTTTGTTTATGTGTCATTTTGCTAGTTCAGTTCTCTTACAAGGTAAAAATGTTCTATACATTACCCTTGAGATGGCAGAGGAAAAAATAGCAGAAAGGATTGATGCTAACTTATTAGATGTAAATATTAAAGATCTTACTGACTTACCTCGTGTTATATTTGAGAATAAAGTAAATAAAATATCACAGAAAACTCAAGGTCAATTAATTATTAAAGAATATCCTACTGCTGCAGCACATGCAGGTCACTTTAAAACATTATTAAATGAGTTAACACTTAAGAAATCTTTTAAACCTGATATTATATTCATAGATTACTTAAATATATGTGCATCAAGTAGATATTCTAAACTAGGAAATGTCAATTCATACTCTTATATCAAAGCAATCGCAGAAGATCTTAGAGGTCTTGCAGTTGAATACAATGTTCCAATTGTCTCGGCAACTCAAACTACTCGTTCTGGTTTTGGTAGTAGCGACATTGATCTTACTGATACTTCCGAGTCATTTGGTCTACCTGCCACTGCTGATATGATGTTTGCACTTATAAGCACAGACGAATTAGAAGGGTTGGGTCAAATAATGGTCAAACAATTGAAGAATAGATACAATGATCCTACAATTAACAAGAGATTTGTGTTAGGAATTGATAGAGCAAAGATGAGACTGTATGATTGTGAGCAAAACATTGGTGGAGATCTAATAGATAGTGGACAACAAACAGAAACTATACATGAAGGATCAAAAAATATGAAAGATAAA